AAGTCAAATAACACGGAAATTCTTTCGAACTTGTTGCCCAACAAGATTTGCAGACCCTGGGAAAAACCAGAACATGGATTGTACAAATATGCTTCCATGGGGTCTAGAATGGAATTGCTCAACGTTGGACAGCGCCACACCCTGATGAGATCGGTTGTCAGGATGGTTCTGTTACAAGCTGGCGCGTACTCATTGTACCGCCTGGCGCGTTGGGTTTGGAAGTATATCAAGATTGGTTGGTATGCTCCATCCGCCAAAAATGTGGTTTTGCGAACAATACAGCGAATCCTAATTGATAAAACTCGCGTTTTTAAACCTCGCGAGCTCTTTTTGAACCAATCAATTGTTGATACTAATCCAACACGCGTTTTCGATAATGGCCATAAAACAAGTGGTGCCATCCGAGACGACGCCCGACAGACCATCGATAGTTTCGTTAGTTCCCATGGAACTAAATACGAGATATCACCTGCAGCGCAGTCATATCCAGAACGCGTAAGCAATCAACATTATGCCCCTAGCGATCTTCGTTCACCGGTTCGTGATGATGAAATAACACCGGAAACTATCATCGTTGGTATCGACGTAGACTATTACATTGAAGACATGAGTCTTTTGCTCGGGAAAGGTGTTCCTGTCGTCCTTTTTACTTTCAATCCCAAGAAAGTATCGGGGGCTGACGGAGACTGCCATTTCCGTATTGTCGACAATGAAATAATATACGACGTTTCCGGCGGTGGAAAGTGGGTCCACAAAGTGTGGAATTACTGTGATTACGGAGAATTTGTTGAAGCCGATGTTGGGACCGGTGTGTTTGGATGGACGCTCAAGAAAATCTTTGGAGTGTCTAAGAAAGTTCAACATAAGGTAATGCACATGCGTCCCTGGAAAGCAGCACCAGATAGAGTGCTTGTTTGGATGATACCGGTTTCCACCTATTGGGCATTTGATTGGATCGAAAGCGACATTCGTGGTCGCAAACTAAGACGTGTTAATTACAAAGACGTGAAGGAAGGATGGAACAGTATTGTTTCTGAGGACTTCGGAGTCAGGTTTATTAGCATCGGACGAGAAGGTGAGGACTGTAGCATCACTCTTGAAAAGGAGAAGTATGATGGCCTCATGGGTTTAACAACTGCGCAAGCTGTTACAACACGAATGATTCAATTTGGATTCACTGACGCAACTGAAAAATTGATGATGAGTCAATACCACGCAGGAAAGTTGGGAGTAGGCAACAAAAGTGATACAATCGGGAAACCAATTGTGCCGAAACCAGAAGTCCATTGGCCCGCAAACATCGTAGATGATGGGGTCATCACATCTGCAAGAGTTTATTCGAGCAGCATTTTGAGTGAACGCAACATGATCCCAATGATCAAAAGGATGGAAGTTCTTTCCAATTCCATTGATCAACGGGTCACGTTTGTCGCCAACGATAAGATGCCAAACAAGAAAATCGTCGGATATGCGACTGAATTTGTCTGTCTCGTTGTCCCTGAACCTGGCGTTGGTTCTCCATACAGTTTGGAAGAAGCCCGCGACTTTCTGGACAAACCGAGCCAAGTTCTCGCTGTTCGTTCGATTTGGGAATCGGTTGATGCGCCCGCAAGAGCGCTCATCGAAAGCTTTGTCAAACACGAACCAACGAATAAACACGGACGCATCATTTCTTCATTCTATGATGCTAGATTCTTGCTAGATTTCTCGAGATACACACTGAAATTCCGAGATGAAGTTCTCCATTCCGAAGCTAATAAACACTGGTTTATGCCAGGGTTGACTCCTAAAGAGATCGCCCAAAAAGTTTGTGAATATGTTAGTTCGGTTGGTGAGCCTCTCGAAGGCGATTACAGTAACTTTGATGGTTCTGTTTCGCGGTGGTGTCAGAGATTTGTGATGAATGCAGTTTACTTGAGATATTTTAATCGTGAAAACATGCCGGCTCTCGAAAGGTACACTAACATGCTTGTTTCAAGCCCAGCTCGTGCGAAAAGTTTCGGCTTTCGTTACAATGCTGGAGTTGGCGTCAAGAGTGGAAGTCCAACCACCTGTGACCTTAACACCGTTTTGAATGCGTTCATTATGTATTGTGCGATTCGCGCAAACAGACCTGAACTAACCAAAGAGGAGTGTTATGGCCAGATCGGGCTCGCTTTTGGAGATGATTCCCTTTTCGACCAACAGTACAGCCGCAGCTTTTCAAGAACTGCTGAATCGCTTGGAATGGTTCTCAAAACCGAACGTTTCAAGCCAGACGAAGGAATTTGTTTTCTAGCTCGTGTCTTTCCCGATCCAACGAAAACACTTAGTTCCTTCCAAGACCCATTACGCACATGGATGAAATTGCACATTACCACTCGGGATCCAAACGTGCCAATTGCCAGTGCAGCCATCGACAGGTTGGAAGGTTATTTGATAACTGACGGTTTGACACCCGTGACTTCAACCTTTTGTCGGATGGTTATCCGTAACTATTTAGTTGGTGCGGAGAGTGCAGCAAAAAGAAAAGAAAGAGTCAGCCACTTAAGGGAGAAACCTTATTGGAGTTTTTCTGATGAAGGCGAAAGTTGGCCTCAAAACACGGAAGACATTCCGTTGTTTTGGGAAACAATTAGCGCAAGAGTTGGATTAACTAGAGAGCGACTCGAGCAATTGGACGAAGAGTTATCTAAGTGCCAGGATGTTTGGGGTAATTTCACCATCAATAGGGAAGTCGACGATCATCATGTCGACACCATTGACGCCGAAGGCAATGAGGTGAACATGGACGTTCGTACACAAAATGAATCAAAAAGAAATATCCTTAATCGAATTCGTCAAGATGACCGGAGTTCTAATCGAACATCTGGAAAAGGAAGCGACGGTGAGGCTGGCGGACGCCCTAGAAATGGGGACAACGCCAGGAACAAAGGACTTGCAAGCGGAAGTCGCAATGCTGGGAGTAATTTCACGCAAAGTGACCAACGCCGAAACGTCCCTGTTCGCGAAACCGTACTTCCGGGACGCTCTGCAAAACTGGATGCTAGCGCAAGGAAACAATCTGACCGCGCGGAACGTGCTGATGATCGCGAAGTTCGTCGGGACGGTGATCGGAAAAATAGCAACCGAAGCAACAGTGGAAGAAACAGTGGAAGCAGCCTTCACGCTTCTCGCGGAAGAGAGCGAGAACAGCGCCAGAAGCTCCTTGTGAGCACAAAAGGCTCTGATCCACTCGTTTGGAAAAGTAAGATGTAGGAATGTTTTAGTAGTTCATTAACCAATATAGACGGGTAATCCTGTCGTAACCAACAATTAATTTAATCACTTAATTAATCAAG